CTTGTCATTTCTAGGGCTTCTTGACATTCTGGGATTGGCATAATACTTTTATCTAAAACTCGGTTCATAAACAGAGTAGCTGCATGGACAGTGTACTTTAATCGTAACCACTCAACCACACCATCTTTAACAAAATTACCAATGTTGATGCTGCATAAAGAGCAGGACTCGTAGGGTAACAGCCATTGCTCACCACAAGGATTTGTAGCCTCCAGCTTACCTAAGTGAGGTACTGTGTTTGCTCGTTCTGCTGTATCCACAAACAGGATGCCAGGCTCACCACTCAACCAAGCCTTCTCACATAACAAATCCCACAACTTATTCTCCTCGCCCCCAGTCTCTATTTTTTCCATAAAAGAATCTGGGGCAAGTACAGATAGGTTGAAGTTAGTTAACTTTGTTTTATCTTCTTTACATTTGACAAAGGGGATAATATCTGAGTGGTCTGTGTATAGCGCACCCATATTAGCCCCCTTCCTACGACCACCTTGTTTGATTACATCTGTACTTTTATCTTGAACCTCCATAAAACTAAGAGGTCCACTTGCTACACCCTGCGTTGATCTTACTTCAGAATTAGCACCCCTAAGTTTAGAATAGTTAGCCCCAACACCCCCGCCACTTTTACTTATCTTGGCAGAGTCTGCATAAAACTTATAGATTGAATCAATAGAATCACCTATAGGTAAAACAAAACATGCAGAATAAGAGGTGATTGGTGTACCAGCATTCATTAGAGTGGGGGAATTTGGTAGGAAGTTGCCCTCAAACATTTCATTGTAAAATAAGTCTTTTTCTTTCTGAGTTACGCCGAAGAAGTTAGAAACCCTCCAGCATAACCCACTCCAACACATATTATCTTCTGGGGTATAGTATCTTTTGGTGAGAACTATCTCTGCTGTTTCAGTTAATTCCACTTTCCCACCAATCACTTTATTGGGTTGATGTTTGGTGTCCCATTGAATGGAGTAATTCGCCAATCCCCGGCAATCTTCTTTTCAAAACTACTCGCCCCAACTAGCTGCTCCTTCAGTGTCTGCATTTCAATCAACAAATCTAAACAATGCCTTGCCTTCATCAAATCCTCAACACCATTCTTATTCTTCCATCTTGAAACGTACTTAACTACATTGGACTCGCAATACCCCAACCCATTCTTTTGACAATACTCGATAGGTTGGATAGCCATATTCTTGTAGTGGCTGCCTCCTACTTGCGTTGTTAATGCTTTTTCTGCCATTAAATCTCTCCTGATATAATCACTTGGTTTACACAAGCTGCAACCAAATCCACGAAAGCCTCGTCATTATTTAGATCATCCCTATTCAGTGCAGCTAGAACCCCATGAACTACTTCATGCCAGAATACAGATTGTATTTTATTCTTTGTATTAAATCGGTCTGGTGTTTGTAGATATATGACATTTTCATCATAAATAATCTTACCCAGATAATTGCTGACATGGGAAAAATCATCTTTGAAATGAATCTTGTATGTCTGGTCTAAAATACTAATTTGTTTTGGTATTTTCAAACTTCATAACTCCACTCAATACCCCAAGGAGATGCTCCCATATAGACACCACCACAGTAGTTTGGCATAGTTACACAGATGGTTGGGATCAATTTCCAATGACACAGACTGTAAAAGATTCTCATTTCACCCCATTAGCTTTGCGCCAGTCTGGATCATTGCCGATTAGGTTGTCTGCATATCCCGTACTAGCCCAGCCTGCTTTTCCATTAGTGCCAAGCTTAAATGTGGTGGGTAGGATGACACGCCTCATATGCCCCTTGCATTCAAGATTAGTCATACACATTTTACCAACCCACTTATTACGTTCAGAACAGGGGGAAGTTAGTTCGTCATAGTCACCACAAGTATCACACTGATACATATATACTGGCATAGTTTGCCCTAAATCCCAGTACTACCGAAACCATTAGAACCTCTAGAAGTTGCTGAAAGAGACTTGGCTTCTTCTAGAACTGGTTTAAAATATGGTTGGATTACCATTTGCGCAACCCTATCATGCCTTTTTATGTAGACAATACGACGAGAGATGTTTCGCAATATCACACCGACCTCTCCCCTAAAATCGTTATCTACCACCCCACCACCCACCATTATACCTTTCAATGCTAGTGAGCTACGATCTCTAATACTACCAAAATAGCCAGAAGGAATATCTACTTTTGTACCGGTTTTTACCAGCACCGTCTTCCCAGGATAAATGGTGTAACCAGCGGAAGACCTCAGATCAAGACCAGCAGCACCATCACTACCATAACTAACTGGATTACCAACCCATAATAATTTAGACATCAATATCCCTCTTAGGCAGCAATTCTGGGTGATACACCAATTCGTGGATAGTATCTATAAACTGCGACCACTCTGGGAGCTTATGCCCCTTGCGCTGATTTATGATGTGACGGAGAACCTTATAGCTCAACACAATCTGCCTTCGTTGCTTGTATCCTTGCGGCAGCAGTTTAGATTTAATACGAGATGGCATTTGGTTCAGGTAGAAAAGATAGCTCTCCAAAACCAGAGATACTGGTATATCAAGAGTTTCCCCAAAATATGAGTCTCGTTCTTCCCTAGACAAATCAAAATCATCTATATCAACATCTCGTTTGTCCAAGGTGTGCATAGTTGATTCAGATTGTTTACTGACACCAACCCTGTAGGTATCCATTTGCTTCCACCACTCTAAAGAAGCCTCAATATCCAACCAAACCATAATATGTTCTAGAAATTTATTGTGCCCACCACCACGGTTGGCGTTCTTCTCCAAAACTTTCTCAAAATGGCCTGACCTCTCATCAGACCACCAGGAGGGGATGGGAATCTCTCTATCTTTAAAACTTAAAGAGAACCCATACTTTGCTTGCTCATAACCAGCTTCTTCAAAAATAGTTATTTCCATGTATAAACCTACTTAAATGGTATTAATATGGGGTGATTTTCTTTAATAACAACACAACCCAATAGGGGACGAATTAGAGACTGCTTGTTATAAGCAAAAGCATAGTGGTTATCGGAGATCAGACAACCACAATCTACACCAAAACGTGGGCCTAGTGGACTTGCCGTATAATTCACACCAAAACTACTATGATGGTGGCCCACCACTACATTCATCCCCAAATGCCTCGACATATTCAAAGCTGTACCGCTTTTTGTGTGGCAGACATAGAGGTGTGTTTTATTGGGAAGACGCAAAGTATAATCAGGAACCCACTTCCAATTAAACTTCTCTGCTGCTATTAGTCTGGAATACGGGAGTAGCAGTTCTTTGGGGATACCATACAACCTAGCTCTTTTATACACCCTATCATCGTGGTTAGATTCTAGGATTGTCAGGTCTGGGAATATGACGCCCAACTTAGCGACAGCTTTCCTAGTATTCTTTAACTCCTCAGGGATGCTCTCACTCTCAGGTAGTTTACTGTAAGAACTAAAAACATATTGATCTGTCAAATCACCTGTATGAAAAACACGCTCAGGATTATACTCCGACTTAACCCGAGCTAGAAACTCAAACACCTTGGGGTGATGGTACGGAAAATGTGTATCCCCAAAAAACATTAAACAATCATTCTTATAAGCTTTTGCCATTAATAAAATTCCTACATGTTTTTAGCAAATGGATGAAAGCACCAGCAAAAAGTATGTCTCCAGAAAGAGCTAAACTTTTATCATCAACTCGCACTAGAGATACACGAAATAGTGATGTTTCAAAAATACCATTACACAAATAGCCCAAATGGATACTTTTTATTGCATCTTCCCAAATAAAATCAAACACAGATATAATCAAATATCTCTCCTATAGCTCCTCTATTTCACTAGAACCCTGGGCATACCCCAAACCCCTAGCAGTTATGAATGCCTCATCTGTACAAGCTTGGCATGGTTCTACAAACACCACATCTCTTAGCTCATCCTCATAGCATTCTAACTCTTCCCCACAATTTTCACAAATTAGCTTCATCTTTCTGTTCTTTTAATCGCTGACGTTGCAATATCGTCTCTTCTGCATGACACTCTTTGCATAGAACCTCCATTTCAGCATTCAACAATAACTCCCTAATTAGTTGGGTGAGGTTTTCCCAAACAATGTTATTTAGATGATGTACCTCCACATAAATTTCCTTACTCTTTGCTCTACTTTGTTTTGCACCACAAGTAGCACAAGTATATTTGGATTCTTTCAAAACCTTTGCACGTTCAAATGATCTCAGAAATAACATCCGCAAGGCTGAACGTATCTGGCTGTTAGCGGTCTGGGTTTTCTCCTTCTTAGTCACGCAATGACTCCAAAACACTAATCCCGCATTCCTCGCAGAATTGCCCCTCTCCCGGTATATCAAACCAACTAGTACCTGATAACTCCTCCCCCTCTTCTAGCATCAGATACTCTTTACAACACCAGCCATCACAAAAATAGCAAGTACCTTTAATCATCATGGTGAATCCCCATATAGCTTGATGATATTAAATAATCTTGTTACAAACCCTGTGTGCCAACCACGCAAGCCAGTTAGGGGCATCACCAAGGCATAAAATGTATTGGAGCCACTTGTAGGAATCAAACCCACACACCCTGATTACAAGACAGGGATTCTACCGTTAAACTAAAATGGCTTTACAGTATTAACTCCTCAACATATTATCTGATCTAACTTTAATATACAAATTGGTGCCATCTTGTACCATATCCGCTGCACTGCGAAGAATCCAAAGAAGTTTAGCATCTCTCTCCAGGCAGAGCTTA